AGATTTGCCCCCACTGGCAGCGGGAGCCGTAGCACCGCCCGCGCCTCGAGCCTTCGCCGCAGCCTGCAACATGCCAGCCTTGATGACGTTCTTGAAGTCGTTGAGCGTCTTGTCGTAGGCCTCTGTGGTCTGAGCCTGATCGAGCCGGGCAAGCGCGTTCTCGCCCTTCGCGCCTTCAATATCGGTGATCGCGCCGCCGCCGCGCAGGGTCTGGTAGGCCTGAAGGAACGTCTGACCCTTGAGCTGGTTGGCCGCCGCGCGAAAGTCAGCCTGCGGCGTTCCGGGGATCGTCGGAACCAAGGAATACAGCCCAAGCGAATATTCCTTGCCGGGGTGCTTCTGGAGATCGTCGATCGTCTTCAGGATCTGCTGAGAATTTGCGATCACCTGCGGCAACGCGACCTGAGCCTTGGCTGTTTCTTCGCCAATCGTCTTCTGCTGTTCGACGCCGGCCAAGTCCTTCGGGATCGGCGCGCCGACCGGCTGACGGGTTTGCGGGTCATAAAGCTGGTACGCCGTCCCGGTATCAATCTTGATCGGCTCCTTCGCAATACTGAAGCCGTCGGGTGTCTTGGTCTGAATGCCTTGGCCCGATTTCGTTAGCTGCATGATGGCTGGTTTGCCGGCCGCATCGGTACCATAGACCGGATTGAGCGACGCGCCGCCTGTGCCAGGTCCTGTCCATTCGCCCGACAGGATATAGGCCTTGCCTTCCGTGGAGTTCGGATCGACGCCGTTTGCCTTCAACACCTGCATGCGCTCGTTGGCCTTGTCGAGCGGGGTTTGATCCGCCCTGTCGGCCGCGCGTGCAGCAAGCCCGTAATTCCGGTCCGCGTTCGTTTTCTGAAGCCCGAACGAACGATCTGTGTTCTTCTGCTCCCGCTGCGCTTCCTCCTTGCGGAACGACAGCGCCGGGTCTTCGGTCTTCGAAATGATCGATTTCATCAGCAGCGGTGAAGGTGCGTTGGCCCACTGGTCATGCATCTGCTGGTCGATCACGCCGCGCTGCAACAGCCGGTTGGCGGATTCCGCCCATTTCGCTGGAAATTCGGGCGTGTTGACGAACGGCTGGAGGCCACGCATCTCCGAGCCCATCTCGACCTGATTTTGCTTAAATTTCTCGGCCTGCGCGTCGGCTTGCATCTTCTGCAACTGCGCGGCCTGAGCCAACGGCGTAGCCGGATCGAACGTCGGAACCTGAGCGGCCAGCGTGTTGTCAATGATCGCCATCAGTACAGCCCCCCAATCTGGTTGCCGTTGTAGGACGAGAGGTAATTGTTCGGAGCGTAGCTGCTTTTGCCCATCTGGTTGTAGAGCGAGAGCGTGTTCAGGCCGCTGTCAAAGCCCTTCACCATGCCGTTGATGCCGGCGGCTTCCGCCGTCCCTGCCGCCATGTTGGATTGCGCGATATTGTTCGATCCCGTGATATTCGCTGCGGTGTTCGCCCCGACCACGCCGTTACCTATGCTCGTTCCCATCTGCCCGAGCATACCTCCGGCCTGTATGCCCTGACCTGCCATGCCCGTCAGGCGGGTGAGATAATCCCGGAGGCTCTGGGTCGCCAATCCGGACCCATATTCGGTCTGTGCCCTGATCTGGTTGCCGCCGAGCGCGCTGCCCTTCGCCGCCGCGGAATTGTCCAGCGCTTCCGACCCGCCCTTGAGCGCGAATTGATAATCCGGAGATCCCTGGAACGCGGCCAGCGCGTTCTTTCCAAGTGCCGGATCAGTGCCGTTCAGTCCGTAGAACGAGCTGAGCAGATTGGTCGCGCCCGTCCCGGTCTTGATGAATGGGTCAAGGTTGGCACCGGCCTGACCGTAATTCTCAACCTGCTTCCCGAAAACATCCTTCTGGAAGGCAAGCGCGTTCTGCATGCCCTCGCGCTGGACCGAGGCAGCCTGATTGGCCGCGTCCTGTTGCGCCTGAGAGGCCTTGTTCGCCCCGTATGCCGTGGCTCCGGCACCGAGCAGGCCGAGGATAGCAAGACCAGTCCCGATCATGAGGCAAGAATCCTTAGATGCGTGTTCTCTGACGGCACATAGCCCCGGCGACGGTAGAAGCGAGCGAAGGCCTTATCCCGGCCGCCGGCAATATTGGCGCTGATGAAGGCGTGCGCGCCGGCTCGCAGGGCTTCAGCCTCAAGCTCATCAAGCAACTCCTGACCGACGCCGCTCCGGTGCCCCGGTTTGCAGAACCAGAACACCTCTTGGCCGATCTTCGTGTTCATGTTGGCGTAGAACGGGAACACCACGCACGCCGCCATCCCGACGATCTGCCCAGCGGTTTCCGCGACCAACAGAATGCCGCCAGAAACCCCGCTGATCAGGCTGATGGCCGTTGTGGCGAACGAGGGTTCGTCAAAGGTCGTGAACACGGCATTCCCGGACTGTTCGAAGAACGCGCGGCCCATCTCGATCACGTCAACGAGGTCATCAGGGCCGGCTCTGCGAATTATGGATTTCACTTGAGCACCAGCCCGCCCGCGCCGCTATCGAGCGCATCATTATAGATCGCGAGGTAGAGCGAGTTCGCCACCACGTCACCCGCGCCAGCCTGAGCCGAGCCACCCGTGACGTAAACCTTGACCGTGGCAAGCGTGCCCTTTTTCGGGACAACGGTCGCCGTAACCGCACCAGTGCTGTTGTTGGCCGCCACGAACGAGAATATCTCGTAATCCTTATACCCCTCGATCAAAGGAGATGCGGCGAGAGGCGTCAGAGTGATGACATTGGTCCCTGTGGCGTTGCACGGCGTGATCCGGTTCATCCCGACGATGAAGTTGTAATATTGCGACATGACCTGAAGGCCATGTTCCGACAGATTTCCGGTCGCCAGATCGATGAACGGAAACACGCTGTTCGGCTTGGTGATCGGCGTTGCCGTGGCAGCCGTGGAAATGGTCATGCGCCACTATACCCGTCGCCATAGGCCGCGATCAGCGTCCGCTTCACCGGGTCTGTGGTGGTCAACTCGAATACCCGTTCCCTTGCCTGCCCCATCCTCAGCCAGCGCAGCCGCGTCCTGTTCTGTCCCGTCGCCCCTGCTGAATGCCAGGTCTGCCGGTTACCCCATGTCTTGCCGCCGTCCTTCGATGTCCGCAGCATCCATTGAGGGTTCGAGCCCTGCCCGGAGGCGATGCCGACCCCGTCCTCAACTTCGATCTCAAAGCGGGGAACGAACAGCCGCTTGCGCTCCACATGGATCGGGGGAGAGGTCATCAGCGCCTGCGTGGTCAGGCCGAATTCGGTATAGGTTGACGCGCTGAGATAGCCCACCTTCCCCGAATAGGCGTCGCCGATCAGATCCTTGTCGTAGCAGGACAGGTGGCAATTCCCGAGCCAGCGACCGAGCGGCCTGTTGTTGAGATCCCACGATTCCCTCTCGTGCCAAAGCTGAGTCGCGAGATCGAACACCCACGTCTTGTTTGCCGTCGGGAACGTCACGACAATGAACTTGTGCCCCGCCCACGAATAGGAGAAGCAGAACGCGTCCGAAACCGTACTGTAATTCTGCCATTCCGCATCGATCGCGGCGGTGCTCACCCCGATCGGGGTCAGGCCATCCAGCCGGTAAAAGCGCCGGTCCTCCCCGAGGAAGAACACGGTATTGTCCTCTTTCGCCGTCGCCCGAGCTGCGGCCAAACCGCGCTCGATAACGACGCCAGGGACTCGCTCCAGCGGCATGTTGGCCGCGCCGATGTCCTGCCATGGCTCGATCGAGTCGTCGCCGAACACCAGCAGGATCTGCTTGTTGAGAACGAGCGCCTTGACGTTGTCGGGACGGGTTTCTGCGGTCCCGAATACCAGAGCGCTATACGAGGTCCCGTCGAGGAGATCCGAGCCAAAGAATTTGTTGGTGCCCTTCCAATCGAAATAAAACCGCAGATCGAAGAACTGCACGGTTTCGGACGCGTTGAAATCAGCGTCCGTTATCAGGACAAAGCCAAGCGCCGCGCTGTAGAGATAGCCATTGGTCCCGTTCGTGATGACGAGCTGCAACCCGTTGTCGTCCATCGTGACTGGGCCGGTCCCGCTGACCGATCCGCCAAGCGCCGTTGCAACGCCCGTGGATGACACAGAATAGAGCGTATTCCCCGACACGACATAGGCCACGCCGCCCATCTTGTGCATGCCGCGGACCGGCCCGGTTCCGCACACGGCAAAATCGAGAATTCCGGGATGCCCGAACAGCGCGATATCAGTCTCGGCGTCAGGTGGCTCTTTCTCCGCGTACATGTTGACGACGCGCTGAGCCGAGACCGAAACGGACTGGCTCTTGTAGGATTGTGTCGCGAATTGGATTTTCATCGATTAAACGACGGCACGAAGCTGATGGCGGTGAGTTCCTTTTCCCACCAATTGACCTCAGCCAGATATTCAGCGGCGCGGCGCTCGATCCGGGTCCGCTTCGGCTCCGGAACGTCGTACTCATCCGCGATCTCATCGGCGAGATTCCATTCAATGGTCCTGATCCATTCCTGCGGAAGGTCGCAATCATCGCCGGCAACCGTAAAATCCTGAATGGGACGAGCGACCGTCATCTTGATTGCGTCGGTCAGGTCAGCCGGCGTCGGCCACAGGTTGATGGCGCCCAGTGCGTTGGCCCCGCCCCGCCGGTCATAGAAAAAGCTGTTGACCGTGCTTTCGTCGGTCTTGTTCGGCATGGCCTGGTATTCGGCCCGGTCCATTTCCATCAGATCAACGTCAATCTTGCTGGTCAGATTGTGCCGCCGCGCCGTGAGGATCTTTAGAGGCCGAACAAGGAGGGCCTGATAGGCAAAAACGCTGTTCCCATCCGACGCCGCGCCGGTCAGGGTTGCGGTCAGGGTCACGGTAGAGCCGGATGGTGCCCCGTTGACCGTGGTCCACTGTACTGTGCCATCGTCGAGCAGCACGCCGATGGTGTACGTTGTGGCGATCCCGACGATGGAATCCACCGTAATCGTGCTGGCTCCGGATGCCGCATCGGCGCTCAGCGAGGTCTGAGCATAGGGCCCGGCAACGCGATCGGTTGTCGTTGACCCGACATAGTAGAGGTTCCGAGACACGGCAGGGAACAGGATGGCCTCTTGCGTCGTCCAGATGTGGATTCCGCTTGCCTGCCAGTGTTTCACCATCGCGTTCAGGGCTTCGGAGGCGTCGGATATCATATCGCTACCGGGCGTCTCCCCCGATTCGATCGCGCTGCACTTCCGCAACGCAGACGCAATCAGTTGATCGCGGTTGCGGCTGAAGGTGTAGGTTCCTGATGTTGTCATTCGACCGTCAAGGCGACGCCGCCTTCCGTTTGAATTGGAGCGCCATCTTCCGTCAGGATGTAGTCCGTACCGGTGACAAAGACGGGCTCGGGTTCCGGGCGCGGGTTCGGTGCCCGGATTTGGTCAGCGCGACCCCGGACGAAGTCTTGAGGGTGGCGCGTTTCGAAATCGTCGATGCAGACATACAGGCCATCCCAGGTCAGGTACGTCTGACTGGCGCGAAAGCGGAATCCGCACCTCGAGCACATGCGCCAGAAGTCACCGGGCCTGTAGCCGGGCGTGCTCATTTCAGGGCTTGGATGTAGATCGCGAAATCGACCGTCGCAGCAGACCCCTGCGCCGTGCCGATCCGGTAGTAGAGCGTGGCATCGTTGAAATAGGCGGTGACCGACAGCGTCACGGTGTGGTTGAGGAAGCTGCCCGCCGTATCTGCGGTGCCAGTGGTCAGCGCCGAGAGTGCCACGTTCGAAACCACCGCAACGCCGCCGCCACCTGTTGAGGTGAACACCCCAGCGGTCGCCGTGGTCAGCGACGTGGATGGATTATAGGAAAACACGTTCGCAATGCGGTACTTGGTGTAGCCAGTCGGGAGCGTGATCGTCACCGCCGTGTCGGTGTTCGCTGAATTTGCGTTCACTCCGCTGACACTGAAGACGATATAGCCCTGACTGGTGACAGACTGGGTCTGTGCCGCCGTCATATCCTCAGGCGAGCCCGTTCCCGCAGTGACACGGCCCTTGATGGTGTTGTTCGCCATTGTTCCGAGCGTGGCGTTCGGAATGACGTTGGTGCCTGCGACGGTCCCGGTGAATGTCGGAGACGCGCTCAGCACCATGTTGCCGGTGCCAGTGACAGCATTATTCAGCGTCACGCCGCCATAGGTAATCGCAGCACTGAACGTCGATGCGCGCGCGTGGATGATCGGACCGGTAGACGTCCCACCAAGCGTAATCGTGCCGGAACCAGCGGCGTCAATCGTCAGGTTTTCATTCGTTCCCGATGTGATGACAGATAGCGCAGCGCCGCCGGCAGCAGCGGCGGATTTGATCTTGATGCCAGTGGCGGACGATGCCGTCGATGCATCGACCTGCAAGGCTGGATTGCTACCGCCACCCAAGCCGACCGTTAACGCCGAAGCGCTAGGTGAAGCGACTGAAAGAGTGCTGCTGATATTGACCGCGCCGCTGAAGGCCAAGGTCCCGGCTGAGTGCGTAATCGTATAGTTGCCGTTGTTGAAATTGAGGACACCGCCAGATGCAAGAAACAGATCGGAAAACGACAGAGCGCCCGTGCCCAGCGCGGCGCCATCGTTCGCCAGCGGCGTCATCGTCGCGGATACTGTCGTGGCACCGAGTGCGGACGATCCGGTGACCGCAAGGGCATTGGAGCCGATTGTAGCTCCACCAAGCGCCAAGGATGTGCCAGTCGCGGCGCCGAGCGCAGGGGCAACCAGCGTCGTTTCGGTGAATGTGTCGCCCTTCTTGCGCGGGATCGTCTCGGGAACGCGGTCGAAGACCGAAGGATAAACCCCTTCCTCAACCTGAAACAGGGCGAACTTCGACCTGTTCGACGTGCTCGACATCGCGTTGGCGCGGGTGCCGGTGCCGACGCGCAGATTCCCCGCGGTCCATGTATCTACGGTCGTCTGGTAGTCATCGCCTGCCGAGATCGGAAACTCAAGCTTCAGGCCGTCTGACGTCGGGGTATAGAGCCATGTTCCCGTGGTGTCACCGGGGATGGTGACGAACTTCTTTTCCCAGGTATCTGCGGCGTTCATTGTATATGCCGCGACGTAAGACCGGTTCTGCGCGCTGTTTTCCACCGAAACGAAGTAGTTTCCGGTGATGGTTTCCTTCCTCCAGAAGGAAATGACGATGTTCTTGGCGCCGGTCTGGCCAAAGCCGAGGAAACTGACATCGGAGCCGGGTATCGTGACCTCAAGCCCGTAGAAATCGCTGCTCGCAATGGATGCATCGGCCGTCGTTGGGGCGATGGTCAGGGAGTAAGCGGTATAGACTCCAGCCTGCGCGAGCGTTGGGACATCAGTGTCCTGGGAGATCGTAACGACGCCGGCGCCTGCCTTCTTGTAGGCAACCCCGTCAAGAATCGTCGTGGCTGTCGCTGGAGAAACGAACGTGGTCCCGTAACGCCATGTGTTGATGCCGAGATCGCCGCCGCGCATGAGGTTGCGGAATGCGGTCCGGCCCGCCGCAGCCCCAATGAACCCGGTATTCGCTTCCAAGGCCGGTTGGTGCGACTCACCATAAAGGAAGGCATTGGCGCCCATCGTGCCGGCAAGGTTATAGCCTGCGGCTGAGAGATGATAAATATCCTGCCAGTTGGAGGCGCCGAGCGCTCCGGGCCATATTGCGCGACGGAGATCTGGCTCATACCTGACGAAAGCCTGAATCGCCGCGTTGGTTTTGTCCGACGCGATGAGACCGCTGACCGACGTTGGCGAGGTCGTATAGATGAGAATCGGCGTAGATCGGGGAAACCACGTCTCGCCACGAAACCGGGCAAACAGTGTGTTGAGGTTGTCGAAGAACAGTTCCGGAGACGTGGTCTGCGTTTCGCCCTGCCAGTAATAGCAGACATCTATCTTGGTGATGCCAATCGCAGCCAGTGCCGGAACCATGTTCGCCGTGATGTTGGCGTACATATCAGGCGCCGTGGCTCCGACGAGCCAATGCGAGATGTCAATTCCATGGAACGGTATGTTGATCAGATAGACATGCCGGGACGGGTTGGCCCTAGCGATGTCGGAGGCGATCTTTTCCGGAAGATTGATCGTGGTGCTCGGCGGAGCTTCGAAGAGAGTTCCGATATTCCCGTCAGTGAAATCGTAATTCCACTTTGTCATGTTTGGCGAAGGAGACCATGAGTACGTCTCGCGACGGTAAAAATTCGATTGCCCCGTGGAAAACATGACGATCGGGCTGGTCAACGTCCCGCCGGACAGGATTTCCGCCGCCGTCAATCTGACGGTTTCACCGTTTTGCACCCACGCCGCATATTCTGCGCCGGTGACGGTCGTCCCGGGGTCGAGATCTGAAATCTTCGGCATTTCAACCCATCTGCAGAATGGTGACGTTGTCGATCGACAGCGTCGCGGCGGAAGCTGAGAAGCTGATGAGGTTGCCGGCATTACCGGCTACGATGATCTCGGAAAACGTCGCGGCAGAGCCCCGCGCCGTCCCCGACGTGCCGCCTAGGATCGGCGTGACCGTTCCGGCCGTGAACGATGTCACAGTGAAGGTCACGAGGTAGGACCGGCCCGGCGTGATCGCGATGGCTTGCGTCATCGTATCGGTTGCAGCGCCGGCAATGCTGGCAACGCCTGCCGATATCGTCCACGTCGTTTTGGCCCAGATCGCATCCGCGCCAAAATCGCCATTGGCAACCAGTTGGACGCGGTTGTCGCCGCTTCCAGCCTTCGCCAGTCCGGCAGCCTTCAGGATGGCCGCCGGACTGCCTCGCTTTGGTGTTCTTCGGTTGATGATGACGATCACGACGGGTATTTCTTCGTCATCTCAAGCGTGATCGAGTAGGTCGATCCCGCATCGAAACCGAGCGTCGAGATGAGGATATCCCCGTTGGCCGTGTCGCCGCCGCCGTTCCTCATGCCGCCGATCTTGCAGTAATCGATGGTGTCAAACCCGCTCAAGGTCAGAAATGGGACGTTCTCGGTAGCCGCCCAAAGCAGATTCACGAGGCCGCCGCTGATGTCGTAGTGCAGCTTCTGCACCTTCACCGAGAGCGGTACGGGCGAGAGGTCAGCCATATGAACCTTGATGGCCGATACCTCGTCGCCCGTCCCGTCGCAAATGCCGGTGAACTGCATGACGACGTTGCGAACCCCGTCATGGAGCACCTGGCTTGTGGTCTGAACAGCCATTGATGACCTCCTTAGAGCGGGATTTCCGCCCAAGCCATGGAGATCGAGAACACGCCGGTCTGCGCGATCGTGAACGCCGGGAAGACAAGTTGACCTGGAGTCACGATGAGGCGACCGTCGAAGTCATGGCCACCGACCGATACGCCGGGACCGGCCGTTGCGATTTCGTGGCCAAGACCCAGCGAGTAGCAGCGCGTGCCGCCGGCCGAGAGCGTCGCCGTCGAGCCGGTGAACCGCATATTCGAGGAGTTGCCGGAGCCGAGCAGAGCATTCTTCGGCGTGGCGTCGGTGAAGGCCGACAGCGGCGCCGCCGTGGCCGTCAGGTTGCCGCACGCCTGGTTCACCATCACGAAGCCGCCGACCGTGATGGTGCCGGAGACGTAGGCGAACGAGATCCACAGCGGAACGGCCTTGAAGGCGGTGGAGGTGTTCCACAGGCCGAATGTGACGGCTGTGCCGGTTTCGACCGGGAGCGCGACGCCGGCCGCAGCCGTGTTGCCGATGAAAACGCGACCAAGCGCAACCTGATCGTAGTATTTGCCGAGGGAGGCGGGCATTTGAGGTATCCTTTGAAAATGAGGGGTTGTTCAGACGATCAGGAATCGACAGCCGGGATGACGAAGCCGGTCGCGCCGACCACGCCGGACACGCGGTTTTCGAAGGGGAAGACGCCAACCGTCGTGGTGAAGATGATGTCCGAGGCCGTGACCAGCGTTCCCGAGAAGTTGCGGTAGACGACGCCGGTTGAGGTGGCGCCAAGACCGGCCACCGTGCCGAGCGTGGACGCGGTCTGTTTGCTGATCACCACGTTGTCGCCAATCTCGATATTCTTGGACGCGCCCGTGGTCACCGTGAGCAGGATCGGCGCATCTGCGGTCCGCTCAAGGACGCATCGATTGCGCAGCAGCGTCACGTTGATATTGGCGTCGGCGATCAGGGCCATGGAGTTGACCGAAGTCGTCCCGGTGCCGAACCACTGGCTGTCCGTGATTGTCAGGCCGTCGGCGGTATTGGCGGCGCCCGTCGACTTGACGCAGTTCAGGAAGTTGTGAGTACCGTCCGTGTCGTTGAACAGGCAGTTCTGAACCGTGAAGTTCTTGGCGGTGGAGACCGTGAACGCCGCGGCGATGGAGAGGAAGTTTGCCGTGAACACGCAGTTCTGAATGCTGATATTCGCCGCGCTCACCGTGATCGCCGCCGTATTCGCGGTCGTATAGGTGAAGGTGGGCCGGGATGACCCGACGCCGAGCCCGACAATGGCGACGCCCGCGATGCTGAGCGCGATCGTGCCGGCCGCGATGATGGTTTCGGCGTGGCCGGGCTTGATAAAGATGATATCGCCCCGGTTCGCTACGCACTGCGTCACCGCATAGCTCAGCGTGGCAAACGGGCTATCGAAGGTGCCCCTGTTGCCATCCGAGCCGCCGCGCTGGCCGGCCAGCAAGCCCGTGGTGTTGTTGGAGACCCAGAATGCTCGACCCGGATGGGTCTGCGCGATCGGCACGCCGCGAACGGAAATGCCGTTGTTGAAACCGCCGGGGTAAACCGACATTTGCGAAGCAGTCATAGAAAGTTACTCCCATTCGACCCGCGAGGGCCTTGGATGAAGGAATGCCGATGGTGAGTAGAGAAAAGGGGCGAGGTTTCCCCCGCCCCAGGTTGCTCAGGCCCCCTGCGTGCCAAAGACGCTGCGGGGATCGGTCCAGCCCACTTGCATACGGAAGGTGCACTTGGCCTTGGCGTTTTCAGTGTCGAAGTCGTTGTCCTGCGTGAACGCCAGAGCCCGACGCTCGAACAACTGCACGCCATAAGGGCAGTCCGTACGGATGAACCACGCGTCAGCGTCCGACAGGTAATGATTGACGCTGTAGTCAAGCATCCCCTTCAGGGCATTGAGGTCGTTGTTCGGCGTGCCTGACTGCTTGTCCGACTTCAGGATGCGCTTCACGTTGAACATCTCGTTCGACGGGACAATAACCTTGAGCGCCCGAAGGCCGATGACGTGCCCTCGATCGTTCTTCGCCTGAGCGATCTGGACCATGAGGTCTTCAATCGCCGCTTCCGACAAATCGGCGTCGGTGGTCAGCCGGTTCGACCACGAACCGACCGTTGACGGATGGTCCGTGACGCACATGGCCTTGGCATCGCCGCCGAGGTACGACGTGTTGAACGCCCGGTTGTAGACGTTCGCAACGATGTTCTCCTTGGTCTGGCGCGCGGAGAAGGCGAGGCGCTTGATGCGCTTCTTGGAGACGACCTCGTATTGGTTATCCTCAAGCTCCTCCTGCGTCACGATGTAGCCGAGGCCCCAGACGGCGTGGGTATACCGCTTGGTGAAGCCTTGAGTTTCCGAGTCGTACTGGACGGCCTGACCCTCCAGCTTGACGGGCATCTGGCCGAAGCCGGTAACGAGGGTGTCTTCCTCGTAGTTCTTGCCGGACTTCTGGACCTCGACGAGGTCGCGCCACTCCTCAGGATACTCCCCGTAGGTCGTACCGAAGAATGCATGCATCCCAGGCCATAGGGCTTTCGGATGATTACCAGTGGTGATTGTTCCTGCGGGCATGGTTCAGTTCTCCTTACACGCCAGCAAGCTGGTTGACGAAGAGGTGACGGTTGATGCGGACGATCCACTTCGCGTTGGCGCCCACGGCGTTGTTCGGCTTGTTCGAAAAGCCGACGATCTTCAGATCGAACGTGTTCGTGGTGGCCGGCGGCGTGGCGTTGTCCAGCATCGTTCCGGACAGGCCCGTGGTGGTGGAAGCGTTCGCGACGAGGATATTGGCGTTCAGCCCGATATCGTTGACCGCGATCTGCGTGCCGCCGGACACTTCCTGAATTTCGAACAGGAGGTCCGGATCGTCTGCGACGCAGACGAGGCGCTGGGTGGAGGCTTCACGGTAGATCGTGGAATCGCGCGTGGCCGGGAGCACCGAGGTCACGACGCCGCAGAACACATCGCCCTGCGCGGCGCGGATGACGTCCTGATAGACGGCGTCACCGATGGTCTGGCCAATACCGTTGA